AAAGTTTAGATAATGGCTGTTAGAAAAACAAAAGCTGGTTTAGCTCTCAAGCGTTGGTTTAAGGAGGACTGGAAAGATGTTAGGACAGGTAAAAAATGTGGTCGTCAAAAGGGTGAAAAACGTGGCACGCCTTATTGTCGTCCAAGTAAAAGGATTAGCAAGAAAACTCCGAAAACTGTTTCGGAAATGTCTGCCTCAGAAAAAAGAAAACGTATTGCACAAAAGAAAAGATTAGGGCAACCAGCAGGTAAGCCAAGAAGAGTGGCGGCCGCTAGGCGTAGAAAGACAAAGTAATGGATGATTACAAAAATCTTGAAGATCAAATTTGTGAAGAAATTCGTGAGTGGTCAAGATTTGCATTAGAAAAACCAAACAAAAATTATAATAACCTTCCATCTTGTCCTTTTGCTAAGACAGCATGGAAAGACAAAAAAGTAAGTTTTGCATTTAAAAACACCAGTTCATATTATTGCTTAGATACTTTAATAGATTGTTTCAAAGACAACAAAGACTTAATAATTATTGTTGATATGTGCTTTGAAAATAATCAAAAATTTCATAAACATTTAAGCAACACAAATGAAAAAATTCAACAAGGCAAATATAAACAAAAAGATATTTGGCTAATGGGATTCCACCCTGACGATGATGTAAATGAGCTCATAGATGATGGCACGTTTACAAATCTCGTAAAGGAAGAATATGCTTTGATATTCGTACAACGATTAACAAAGCTACAAGAAAGTGCAAATAAATTGAAGAAACTTGGTTATTATGATAAATATTATAATGAGTACAATGTTGAAGATATTTATGAGCAAAGACAACAATACTATAACAATCTTAAAAGGAGTGAAATATGGCAATGAGTCCTAGAAAAATGATGGCTATGTCTAAAGATTTAGCTAAAGCTGCTAAAATGATGGAAGGCGGCAAAGTCAAAAAGATGAGAGGCGGTGGCATGGCTATGAAACCAAAGAAAATGCGTGGTGGTGGTATGGCTATGAAGAAGATGAAAAAAGGTGGTAAAGCCTAATGACCACCTCGAGCTCTACTGACTTTAATTTAGATGTAGCTGAGTACATTGAAGAAGCTTTTGAGAGATGTGGCTTAGAAGCTAAAACTGGTTATGATTTGCAAACTGCCAGGCGTTCTATGAATATTATGCTTGCGGAGTGGGCAAATCGTGGCCTTAATCAATGGACTATTGAGCAAAGAACTCAAGCTTTGACAGCTAATGATTCAGAGTATAGCTTATCGACTGATATTATCGATATATTATCATTGGTTGTAAGAAGAGATGGTACAGATTTTAGCATGACTAGAATAAGTAGAGATACTTTTATAAACTTACCAAACAAAACATCTACAAGTAGACCGACACAATATTTTTTAGATAGGCAAATAACACCTAATTTAAAACTATATCCAACACCAGAAAACAGCACAGATGTTATTGTATTTGATGCTTTAACACGAATACAAGACGCAGATACGCAAGTTAATACTATGGAGATACCTTTTAGATTTATTCCTTGTTTAACAGCTGGACTAGCTTATTACATAGCTATGAAAAGAGCACCTGACAGAATCCAATTATTAAAAAATGTATATGAAGAAGAATTTGAAAGAGCAATGGCAGAAGATAGAGATAGGTCAGCATTTAATGTATCACCAAAACTTGATTATTATAAGGTGGGATAATGCCTTTTGCTAGTGGTAAATATGCTTATAGAATATCTGACAGGTCTGGATTTAGGTATCGATTAAAAGATACAAGAAAAGAATGGAATGGTTCCATAGTGGGCAAAGACGAGTATGAGGAAAAACACCCACAACTTGAACCAGTAAGATCAACACCTGATGCTGAGGCAATAAGAGATGCAAGGCCTGACACTAAAGACGACAATAAAAAGTTTACACTGTACACTAATACTGGATTAGGTAATTTAGGAACTTTGTTAACAGCATTTAGCGCCACCGCTTCAGTTGGAACAGTAACAGTGAGCACGTCATGAGTTTTACACTTACAACATTAACTTCGTCTATACAAGAATGGACCCAAAATGATGAATCTACTTTTGTAGCAGAAATACCTTTTTTTATAAAAAATGCAGAGGAAAGAATTTTCAAAACTGTTGATCTTGATTTTTTTAGAAAAAATGTAACGGGTGGAATGACAAGTGGAAATAAATTTTTACAAAAGCCAAGTGATTACTTAGCAACCTTTTCATTGTCTTATGTTAACTCAAGCAGTCAAAATGTGTTTCTTTTACAAAAAGATGTAAATTACATTCAAGAATTTACTCCTAATCCTAGCACAACTGGCTCTCCGAGATTTTACTCTTCATTTGATGTTGATAATTTTATTGTAGCACCAACTCCAGATTCAGATTATAGTGTTGAATTACATTACTATTACAGACCAGCATCATTAACTACAGATAATTCAGGAACTACTTGGATAAGCACAAACGCACCAGATGCTTTGCTATACGCTTGTTTAGTTGAAGCTTATACATTTATGAAGGGTGAAAATGATTTAATTCAACTTTATACAGCAAGATTTACTGAAGCTATGGCCAGATTAAAAATCTATGGAGAAGCACAAGAAAACACAGATGCTTATAGGGAGGGCTTAGTAAGAATCCCAAAACAATAAGAAGGTAGCAACATGAAAAAAATTAAAAGCGTAGCTATTGTTGGTTTAGGCAATAGTTTTTCCGAATATATTTTAGCCAAGATAAGAAGTGAAAAGTTTGATGAGGTTTGGGCAATAAACTCTATGTCTGCTGTTATTTATCACGATAAATGTTTTATGATGGACCCACCATCAAGATTTTTAGATACGCCTAATGCTGGTAAGCAAACGAATATAATGGCAGATAGGTTAAGACAAAAAATAAATGTACCTATTTTTAGTTGTACTTTAGATAAAAGATGTCCAGATGTCGTTGAGTTTCCATTACAAGAGGTCTTGCAAAAGACTGGATACGCTTATCTAAATAACACTGTAGCCTATTCGTTTGCATATGCTATATCGCAAAAAGTTACAGATTTACATTTATATGGAATTGATTTTACTCACAAGGCGATCAACTTTGCAGAAGCGGGTAGGGCTTGTTGTGAGTTTTGGTTAGCCATTGCCATATCTAAGGGTATCAAAGTAAACATTGCACACAGTTCATCTTTGCTTGATATGAACGTACCAGAGGATCAAAAGTTATATGGATATCATAGACTAGATGATCCGCTTGTATCTAGTGCAACAAATGGAAGTATGCTTATTACAAGAAAATCTAAATTAGAACCACCAGAGCCATTAGATGCAACACCAAATATTATTGGAAGAGAGGATATACCTGGAGTAACTTACGAGGAGAAAAAAGATGTTTAACGTAAATGTATCACAACTAGGCAGTGTAGTTGTAAAAACCTCAGAACAAGGAGGTTTGAGCAATGAACAAATAGCAGATTTAGCCGTAGAAAAAATTGCAAGCGTATCAGAAAATGCACCCCCACATTTAAAAGAGCAAGCCAAATTATTTAAAGAGCAACTCAAAGGAATAATCCATCATTATCTTCTCTTGGCAAGAAAAGAGGAACGTGGTACTATAATTCAAGCCTTGCGATCAAGTGGTCACAAGGAAATGGCTGAATATATAAGGAGACTCTAATATGGCTATAGCACAAGCAATGTGTACTTCCTTCAAGAAAGAGTTGTTAGAGGGTGTACACAATTTTAAAAACTCTGGTGGAGACACCTTTAAACTAGCACTTTTCGCAGAGGGAAGTGGTGGAAAATCATCAACAACTGCAACATTAGGAGCATCAACAACTGCACTTGTTACAACTGGTGAAGTTGCTTCAAGTGGTACTTATGCAACAGGTGGTGGCTCTTTGACAAGAGTGGATCCAACTACTTCTGGTACAACTGCATTTACAGATTTTGCTGATTTAAGTTTTACCACTGCAACAATTACTGCGATGGGAGCGTTAATCTACAATAGTTCTGACAGTAATAAAGCAGTTGCTGTTTTAGATTTTACATCTAACAAAACATCTACAGCAGGAACTTTTACAATTCAATTTCCAACAGCAGACGCATCAAACGCTATTATTAGAATAGCCTAATAAAAGGCTAACCAATGGCGAACATTACTGGTTGGGGTCGAGGCACATGGGGTGAAGGAGCATGGAATGCTCCTCTAGCCGTTGAAGTTACAGGTGTTGCTGGCACTACTGCATTAGGCAGTGAGACAGTTGCTGCTGGAGCTAGTGCTGTTATTGACTTTAGAGATAGCCTTATGGCTACATCATTCAGTCAAGAATTTGGCTTGACTGTAGATGGCTTTGTCAACGATGGGCAAGTAATAAGTAGTGGCTCAGACCTTGAGGACATCACAACCACTGAAAGAGCACAAGATATTGTTCTTGCAGCAGAAATGGATCTGCCTTCTTCTTTTTCAAAAGCCTCTTGTATTTGGGAACTTGGAGGCACTGGAACTGGAGTTTGGTTTGGTATATCAGAACAAAGTGGTGCTTACTTTTTAAGATTTAGAGCAGGATCTGGAACAGATGGTGGTAATACTGCTACCAATAATCGTGCTATAACACAAGTAGCAGTATCAACTTTACCTCAATTTTTTGATGGAAATACTCATACAGTTGTTTGGGCAATAGATGTAAGTGCTGGTAAACTAGAAATATATATAGACGGACAACTTGTTTCAGAAGGAACAACGTCTGACGGCAGTTCTTTAGGTTCTTGGGCTGGTTCTGCTAATGGTGCTTTTGGTACGTCCAATGGCTCTATTGCTGGTGGTGATTCAGACGATGGTTCTACTCAGTTTCAATCTGGTGATGCTTTTACTGGAACAATTCGTAGTGATCTACGAATGTATAAAAATGAATTTATTGCCACTCAGACTAATTCAACACAAACTGGAACATCTGTAGTTGCTGTTACTGGCAATCAAGCATCTGGACAATTAGGAGATGAGGTAACAAGACCTCAAGGTGTCTTTGGCGTTACTGGTGTACAGGGTACTGGTGCTATTGGTCTTTTTGAGGCGGCAGGTCAGACAGTTGTATCTCCTACAGCTGCTGGAGCAACGGGTGCAGTTGGCAACACAGTTGAAAGTGGTAGTGCTAAAGTTACACCTACAGGTGTCGCTGGAACTTCTGCTTTAGGCGAAGAGGGAACAACGGCAGGTTCTTTAGTCATTGAAACTGGACTGTCTGGGACAACTGCTCTT